CTCTTCTTCAACTGTATTAGATCCAGTCTTGTTCGATTCTTGAGCCGCGAACGAAGATTCTTCACGCTCGGAACGTGACAAGTACGTATCGTAAAGCAAGTTAATGTTACCGGCCTGCGGCGTCTCATTTTCTTTTGTTAAAATGCTAATAGTGTGTGGATCTACTTGCATTAACTCAGTTATTGATCCAGCAATCGACTTAGTACTAACGTTCTTCATTTCAAGTAGTGAGTCCATTTCGTTAAGCTTAAAATTAATAAGTGACAACCATTTATCACTTGAATGTATAACAACATTAGTAAAATCAACGATAGGATTAGTTGAGGTGCTTAAATAAATGCTATATGGTCTTTCGGTTTTCAAAAGATTTAAAAAGTAATCTACAGTATCAGAATCATTTATAAAATTAGCTGCAATGGATCCGATTTGTGTGCTCGTTAAATCTTTCATAACAAGCTTATTAAACTCAGGAATGTGTGTAAGTGGCATTACTCTTCGCCTCCATTTCCATAATCAACGTTATCTTCATGAATAATTAGATCTCGCGGTTCTTCTTTAATCTTAACTTCATAACCTAAAACTTCCTTGATCTCTTCAAAAAATGTTTCAAGCTTGCCGCGAATAGTTCTTTCATACGAAGTAATCTCTTCATTGTTCGAATTGATTTCGTCCTTAGTCATTTGAGCTTTCTTTTCAAATTTAACCGAATCAATACCTAATAATGTTAATAACTCAGCTTCAGTTTCGGCCTTAAATAGCTGCAGTTTATCAATAATATAAGGTGCATTAGTAACTAATACTTCAATTGTTGTATCGTTAATAACAACTACCTTTTCACGTCTAAATATCTTTTTCAAAGTATCTAATAACTTTTTGTCAGTTGATTTCACGATAAACGGCATTTGATGTACTGCAAGATTAGTGTCGATAGTCTCTTGAATAGCTACGATACGCTCGACATACTCAGTAATAAATGAATATGGTCTAAAATTGAGCTTCAAGACGACTGCATCTTTTTCTACTAATAAAGGTTTAGTTGGAAAGTAAGGCGCTCTATGCTCGTTCATGACCGTAATAGCTAAAGGCATGCCGTTCCACTTCCATTTACTTTCAGCAAAGCTAGCGAATACCAGCTCATCATATTCAACTAATTTGCTAGGTACTAATTTAAAGGCTGCAACTCTTCCTTCAAACATTAATTTACTCATTAAATAATCAGAAGTAGCTTGATCTATTCCCTCAAATCTAATGCTCGTTAAAAATAAAGCTTGATATTTTCTTTTTAAATTATTTTCGGTTAATATTTTCAAATCTTTATCTGATAAAGCCATATAAAAACTCCTATTCTATTTCAGTTTCAGGTGCAATTTCTTGTCTATAATATTCTTCTTTGTCTTCACGCTTAACACCCGTTGAATAATCATATCCTAATGTTATTTCGTTGGACATCTTAAAGCCGTCGTGAATTCTAACGAATATGTAACCTTCTTGTGCTGTAATTTTTTTGTGTGTCATTTTTTAATCCTCCTATTTATCGCTTATTGGAAATATTCTATCTGCTAAATCGACCCAATTAGTCGCTGTTTTGTATGCTGTAACACTTTCGTCTGGCACATAAATCGGTGCGTCGTTTTGACCAGCGAATGCATACGAAGTTAATAATGTTGGCGGGGTAGTTGCTAGTATTACTATATATGGGACTAGCTTCCAATTATAAAAAGAATATTGTCCAATACCCGTAACGCTGCTTGGAATTACAAGTGGCTGATTGTTTGCTTCCCAATACGCAAATGCAAAACTTCCAATACTCGTGACGCTCTCAGGTATCACTAATGGGTGGTTGTTTGACAACCAATTCCTAAACGCAGCATATCCAATACTCGTGACGCTAGCAGGTATCACTAATGGCTGATTGTTTGAATTCCAATCAAAAAATGCATAATCTCCAATACTTGTTACACTTTGCGGAATAATGACACCATAAGTCTCTCCGTTCGGGTATTGTGCCGTTCCTCTTGGGTCCGATGCGCCGCTTATAGCAATAATCTCTAACGGGTCAACTATTAGCGAATGATTCCAAGCGTTTTCGAATAGCGCTCCGTTGTTAGTTGCGGTGTAATAGGTTTGTGCGTAATTATAATACTCATTTTCAAATGCTTCAAATATGCGTTCATAATTTTCATATTGTTTTTGAGTATCTATTTTAATCATATTTTCTTCATTATAATGAAATAATGTGACGCCAGTTCTAAATCTCAAGCGAATATCTTCGATAACCTCAGCGGTAATTAAACGGTTATTAATATGATAGTTAACTAATTCCATTTGAATAAAATTAAAGTATTTTCTAGATCTTAAATTAGGTATCTTATATTCTAAAGTTTGATAACCGAAGTTATGAAAATATAAATCTAAATAATCCTTTTCATAGTCCAAAAGTTTGAATTGAAACAACTTAAGCTTGTTAGTGTTTTGTTTTTGGGCAAGATCTGGAGTAACTCCAGTAATATTAATTAAGCTGTAAGCTAATCCTTTAATTTTAGAATCATACTGAAGTTTAATTTCTTCTTTTAATTGATTTAAGTTTTGGATTCCTTGTGCGATATTTAAAGCGCCTTTAATTGTTCCAGTAGCCGCTCCAGCAACTGCTCCGGCAACCGTTCCAATTCCCGGCACGATAGATCCACTAATCGCTCCGGCAGCTATACCTCCGCCGATTGATACTACTTGACCTACTCCTTTATAAACTAAATCACGTTCAGCTTTACTTGTTTGAAGTTCATTTAATCTTTGATCGTTTCTAGAGTGTAAATCGATATAATCGTTAATTTCGGATTTGATCGTAGCATACTCATTATTCATATTAATTACTTTTTCAAGCTCGTATAATTCGTTATAAATCATGTTGTTTCCGCCGTTTTGAAGCCTTAACAAAGCTTTAGAATAA